AAATTAAATAACTGTTTAATAGTATCACAAATAACATCACACATGGATCCAGACCAATCCAAAACAAACACCAGACCATGATTCTTACCATCAGCAAGAGTGGTCACTTTCTTAAACAGATCTTCATTGTATTTGTAGGTATGAAGTTTAGAGCAATCCAGGACACCAGTGCGAGCAGTAGTGGCACGAGCATAAGAATCTGCTGCTTTCTTACACTCAAACTCCTTGACTAGGTAGTTAACTTCTTTCTGTGCAGTTTTTTTAAATTTTTCAAAATCTTTGTCTGCAAGTTCAAACATCAAATGATCTCCAGTTTGTTTGGAGTGTTCGTGCCAATAGTTATTACACCTTGAGTGAATTTCACGATTATCAACAATAACTTTATCGATATCAATTTCTGGAATTTCCAGATAAATTTTTTCACTAGCATTAAAATCTACAAGATTTTTAAGAGATTCTTCTAAAGAATTAGCAGTCTTAATATCAAGTTCATCATCTTCTTCATCTACAATTTCTTCATCAAATTTATTACCAATCTCTTTATTTTCAGCAGTACCACCATAGGATTCACTAGATTCTGGTTCAATAGAATCGTTATTGTTATCACTTTGGTCTTCAGAATCTGATTCTCCACTATTCTCAGAATCATTCTGAGAAGAAGAATTATTACTTTCAGATTTACAATACTTGTATAGCATTTCAGATGCTACAAGAACATCATCAAATGTTTCACATTCATCAATTACGGTAATAATTGATTTCTCAGTTTCATTAAAATTAATATCTACAAAATTACCAATCTTAAAATAAAGATTTACACGATCAGCAAGATTCATTGTATCAACATTTTCACCGTCAAGTTGAAAAAAATCTTGATCAGAAAGTTCTTGATAACCACGATAAAAAGTTTTAGCAAGACCCACATATCGACGTTTCATCATCTTTTCGATACGAGCATCTTCAACAATATTTACAATTTGTGGTGGAACATTCACCTCTTTCAACCAATTTCTATCTGGAGTATAAAGGGCATGTCCAACCTCATGCCCAACAAGCATATCATATACATAACTGCTGGCTTTTTCCCACATTGGGAGAGTTAGTACACGGGTGTGAACGTTAAATTGTGCAGTTTCAACGTGACGATTTTCAACAACGAGATCTTCAGTAGCAAGAAGTTTAGCAAGTTGTGATTTGATTTCTTGATTAACTGCCATGGAGGAGGTTCATTCGTATGCACATATCATACAAAAGAACCCTGCTGTTTAGGCAGGGTCATGTGACGCTTTTTGAACTGGCGGAGTGCTTCTCGCCGCGCTCGCATTGCTTGCGGTTTTAATTTTCGTTTTTGATCTTTCTTAGAATGGTGTTGCCAGTTAGGGGTGTTCATCAGAAATTCCTCTAATACGCTTCCAATCATTATACATTGCCATGAGACTCCAACTAGATGACAAACTGTTTGGTCCTTTATCCAATAGTTCTAGTTGTCTCTTATTCAAAAGTTTCATTTGTTTATAATCTTCTTTCCAGTCAGTCTTGCTCATTTAAACATTCCCTGATCTTTCATGAAATTCAATGTTTCTTTCATACCACCAACATGCTTAAATCCAATATTAACTTGTGGGTATTCAGCATCTTTACCAAATTCTTCCTCAAATCCTCTTTGTGAAAAATGATGATTCAATTTATACTCTAAAAATTCACCGCCCAATGATTTTAAAAGATCTGCCATACGTTGACACTCTTGACTACCGTTGCTGTAAATTACTGCTGCCATTAATCTTTGTAGATAATTGAAATTTTTCTTTGTTCTTGACCTTTGTGGTCAACTAAAAGAGAGTGGTGAACTTCTGCATCCAGTAGTTCAGCAATCTTCTGTACCAAGTTGTTGGTAATATTCAGTTTAGTTTCTTTGCTGCCAGTCATCAATCTCTTCTTGAGTGGGGACAATAATTCGGAAAGCAAGACCTTCCTCTTCAAACTCCTCGTTCATTTTTTCGTAGGTTTCAGGTGTAATCTTTTCAGTCACGTTGCCTCCAATCATCTGGTTTGTCTCTTCCAAACCATTCATTAATATCATCTGCACCATCAAACCCCGTTTTATAATTAGATGGGTCAGGATCTCCCAATCCCATCTTATTCATAAAATCATCCATACTACCCTCTTCAATATCTTGAGCAGCCTGACGACGTGCTTTATTCAACCAATCTCTGGCAGTAGTATGGCGCTTAGCAAGTTTCTCCGCCCAAATCATATCCTCTAATTTGACTTCTTCCTTGTTAGCAATCTTCTTACAGATAAACTCCAATCGGAGTCTGTATTGAGTTGAAAGCATATTATTCTGATAGGTAATTCTCTAATTGTTTAATTCTTTGGAATTCTTCATATGCTGCTTCAGAACGAAGATGAAGAATATGACGAATATCCTCAACGACGGCATTAGGTTCAACACCATCTTCTAGATATTTATCTATTGCTTCCTTGAGGTATCTGTATCTATGCCACTCAAGACTATACGGTTTATAGTTCATAATATATTAGATCACAGTATTATAGTAGCAAAAATAGTTAAACATGTCAATCAATTCATGGACCAATCAATGACTGTTCTAATGCTTTGATTATATTCCCATACTTTTTGTAATATATCAGAATTTACACCATTCTCTTCCATCTGAACTATAAGGGAATTTAAATCCTTAGGAAAACATGTTCCACCAAAACCACGATCATTATCAAATCCTGGAACTTTAGTATGAGAAGAACCTATTCTACTATCACTCGTAACTCCATCACAAACAATATTATAATCCATACCAATAGACTGACAAAGATCGTACATCTTGTTAAAATAAGCAACTTTTGTTGCTAAGAAACTGTTAGCAAAATACTTAATCGCTTCACTTTCATCAGATGTAGTTATTACACTAGGAGTTGATGGGAACACAGTTTTAAAGAAATTTACAAACTGCTTACATAATTTTATATCTCCACCAACAACATTTCTCTCAGAATTTCTGTAGTCCTCTACAGCATTTCTTGCGGTTAAAAATTCTGGGTTATGTATTACTTTACGATTTTTTGAAAATTTTTTCGTTGTTCCAATGGGAACAGTTGATTTAATTACAAATGTACAATTAGTTTTCTTTGGTAGTGTTTCAAAAAAATTATTTAAAATACTGAGATCACACTCCCCAGTAGATTTCATGGGAGTTGGCAAACATACAAAAACAAACATCTGTTCTAATACTTCACCAAGAGTATTAAAAGATTTGTTTTTATCTACATCATAAACTTTGCAATCAACTTTATCTCTCAAATTCTGATAAAGAGCGTTTCCAACAAAACCATTCCCAACAATTCCAATCATTTTACCATCCTACTAAATCCTTTATTTTTATCAAATTTAATAATATTATCAAATTTATCATGCAAATCAGATTTATGTGATATAACAAAAATGTTTGCATCCTTAATTATATAGCAGATAATTTTAAGGAATTCATCTGTTCCAAATCCATCAAGTGATGAATCAAATACTTCATCCATAATCAGCAAGTTAGTGTTTACTGAGTTTTTGAGTCTAGCAACTTCCCTCCAAGTAAAAAGTAATGCTAGATCGATTCTCATCTTTTCGCCTTCACTAAATGATGAATAAGAAAAATCTTCATGAATTGGAGATTTTACTGTTTCATTAAATTCTTCATTAAGATGGAAATTAATATAAAAATCCATCATCTGAAGGTAGCGATTAACCTGCTGATTTATGAACGGAAGATACTTCTTAATTATCTTCGTTTTTACACCATCGTCCTTAAGTAAGGAATAGGCAAAATCGTAATAAACGATTTCTTGTTTTTTGTTTGCTAATTCTTCGGTTGTTACATGGAGATTTTTTTTAAATTCATCTAATTTCTCATGTTCAGTATTTCGGTTTTGTAACTGACTGGTAATAGTTTGAATTTCATGTTCAAGATCTCGGATTTGTCTTTGGTTGAGGCTAATCCGAGTATTGTTTTGAGAAATGCCATGCGTTAGTTTCGTAATCTCCTTAGAAAGGGCAATGAATTGACGCTCTCTTTCTTGTTCAGACTTAATTGTTTTCTCAAGTTCTGCATAACCTTTTTTAAGTTCTTTTGCTTTATTTTGAGCATCTTCAATTCTATTTACACGAAACTCTTCCGCAATATCTTGAGTGCAAGTAGGGCATACCGTATTTTCAGTAAAAAACTTATGCTCTTTTGTGATGGTTCCTACTTTTTGGGATAATTTACCTTTAAGATTGTTTAGTTTTACTAACTTATCTGCAGCACCAGTAACCTCTTCTTGTTCTTTAGTATAACGATGAATATCTTCTTCAAGAACTGCATTCTCTTTCATATATTCAACCAATTCTCCATCCAACTTAGAAATTTTTTCATTATTGGAATCAATATTTGCATTTCCACGATTCTCAAGTTCTTCGATAAAATCTTGTTGCATCTTCATTTTATCTTTAAGATTATCCTTCTTAAGATCGAGAGATTTTATTTGGTCTTTCTTCTCGCGAATATTGTCTTTAATAATCGTATTCATTGCAGAAAAAATACGAATGTCAAGAAGATCTTCAATCACTTCACGGCGATTTGAAGAAGTTAATTGCATAAATGGTACAAAAGTACTACTACCCAAAATTACAATTTGAGTAAATGATTTGTAGTTTACTTTAAGAATATTTTCTTCTAATATTTTTTGGTTTGAACGATCATCAGATTGTTTATGTATTACATTTCCATCAATTTCAATATCAAAAATATTTGGTTTTATACCACGCCTAACCAAATAACTTTTACCATTAACTGAAAACTCAATTTCTACCACACAATCTTTCTCATTAGTAGCATTAACTAATTGTGGTTTATTAATTTTACGAAATGGTTTATTAAACAATCCAAAAGTTAGGGCATCTAAAACTGTAGACTTACCCGAACCATTCGTTCCAATTATTAAGTTTGTATTATGTTTTTCAAAATCAACTTCTGTAAATTGATTACCAGTGGAAAGAAAATTTTTCCATCTAATTTTATGAAATAGAATCATCTTTGGGGGGAACTACAATATCGTCGGGTGTAATAATCGCATATTTGTAATTATACATCTTACACGTTTTTACAGCAAGGTCATCATCAACTTCAACAACAATCATTTCAGTATCTTCTTGCTCTTCTAGTTGCATTGCATATCTTTCAGCATCATCTTCTTCTTCAAAAAGAAATAAGACTTTATGACCATATTGATCCTGAACAGCATATGCGCCATCATCCTTTTTGTCTTTAAGGGTAAGAAGAAACATTATTCAACTTCACATGCTTGTTTATATATTTCTTGGAAAATATTCTTAACTACTTTTTTATCGTAATTAAATTCCGACTCATCAATATAACGATTAAGTATTGAAATTGTATTTTCATCATCATCCACAGAAAATTCTTCATTTTCTTGAATTGTAAAGTCCTCTACAATTTTTAGATCTTGAACTCCAACTGAATGAAGTTTATCAATAATTTTTTCAAACTCTTTCGGACGTGGTTTATTGCGAACAACAATCTTAACAATTTTATTCTTATAAGGTCTTGCATCTAATAGTGACGCAGATTCATCATTGTAATAAAGAACATGAAAAAGTTTGAAAGGATTATCTATTGGATAATGTTCACAATTTTCTGTATCAAAGATGGTGAATCCTCTCCGATCACCGACATCGTTCCAGAACATTTCGTATGGATTTCCCAAGTAGTAGATCCGTCCATCATCCGATCTAGTGTGGTAGTGACCGCTGAAGACCTTCTTGAACTTTGCAAATAATTCGCCCGAAAGACCATGATCCATGAGCAAGTTTTTATGAGCTCTAAATCCTTGGAGCTCAAGGTGCCCCATCGCGTAGTTGCAAGTTGTATCTTTAATAAGTTTAAAAGACTGTTTTTGATTCGATTCATTTATCCACGGAAGCAATAGAATATCTAGTCCCCCAATATTAACTTCTTTAGGTTCTCTATAAATTTTAATATTTGGATATGTTTGAAGAAGTAATTCTGGAGAGTTTACATCATTAGTATCTTTATAGTAAGTATCATGATTTCCCACAATCATATGAACATCATATTTTTTGAGTCTATCAAATACAACTTTTTTAGACCATTCCAAACTTTGATAATCAATTGATTTTCTACTATCAAAAGCATCACCCATATGGATGACTGTGGTAATTTTTTCTTTTTCTAATGAAGGAAAGAATACTTCATCATAAAACTTTTCAAAATAATCGTGTAAAAATTTTGATCCTTTTCTTGCACCATAATGAGTATCTGTTATAATCGCAACCTTCATCGATTCCTATATTGGATGTTGTCTTTGATGGTATTATAGTCTGAACTACTATTAGAAAGCAAGCTATCGTCTACAACCATAACCTCATCAAATCCTGTCTTTTCAATAATTTTATTTTTAATTTCTAACTGCTTTTTCTCTTTAGAAATTCTTCTCAAAAAAGCATAATGAATTATTTGAGTAAAGTATGCAAAAGGATTGCTACTTTTATTTGGATCAAAATTATGAATATACTGAATACAATTTTCTACACCATCAGAAATCATATCTTCCCGAAACATGTAATTGACGAAATTAGGTTTATATGAAAGATGAGTCGCTATTTTTAAAAAACAATCTCCAAGATAATTAGAAATTAGAGGTTTTCCCAAACCTTTTTCTTTATTATCCAAGTATTTTTTTCTGTAAACTATAATTTCTTCTAATAATTGCTTATTATTTACATAATGTTCGGATTTTTTCTTAGGCATGATTTTCTGTTTATATAGAACTTATTCATTGCTGTAAACAACTTATGCATATATTATACCATATTTTAAATCATTACGCAGCTTGACAAAACCTCAAATAATAAGTAGAATACCTTTGTTAGGTTTGAAGAACAAGCTTTAGCTTTCTCTATTATCTTTAATATCTATATCTTTTTTAAAGATATCTTCTAACTGTTTTCTAGCTTCTTTTACCGAAGATATATATCCCATATTATCAGTTATATTAACTTTACCAGTTTGATTCGCAGAGTTATATTCAGCACTATCATCTTCATCACTTTCTAAAAATGCATTGTAACATTCTATAATTTTTTCATTATTAACTTCAGTCATAGTAATAATTTTATCCATTCTTACCATATAAAAATCATCTGATGGTATATCCATCCATGGTTTTATTTTAATAAATTGACTATCTGGTCCAGTAATTACTTTTAACACAACTGGATTTTGCATAACAATTACTGGATCATCATCATTATCATCAATAAAAACTAATGAAAATATTTCTTCTCCAGTAATTAATTTTATGCTACTATAAAATTCTTCTCCCATTAGTTTTTTAGTGGTATGTTTACTATATCGTAATTAAAATTTTCTTCGTTATATACCTTTATTCTCTCAATTAGATGATTAAGTGTGTAGTTGTTCCTGGATTTATAGGATATGTCGTCAGCAATGTCATAGAGAGTTGCCTTTGTTTTGTTATTTCCTTTCCTGAGCACCCTTCCAATAGACTGGAGATTCCGAATTCTAGATTTGGATGGAGAAGCAAAAATAACATTATGGAGGTTCTTAATATTGATACCTGTACTAAATGTTCCGTATGAAGCGACAATAATCGCGTTGTTTTCCTTCTCAGTAATTTCTCTTACTAATTCTCTATCTTCTGTATCCACTCCACCATGGACAAAAAATACATGACGATTTTCTACACTACCAGTATTTATCATATCGTATAGTGGTTGACCATGACCTTCAACTCTTGCAAAAAGAATTAAAGTATTTCCTTTCAAATCAAGAGCAAGATTTCTGATAAACTTGTTTCTACGTTCATGGTTAATGATATACTGGACTTCATCCTCAAATGTTTCAAATTTATGTGCTGGGTGCTTCAGTAGAAGCACGTTAATATCCAGTTTGGCAACATGTCCCTTTGCCATCAATTCTTCTGTTCTGATGATCTTGTAAGAGGGTCCAAACAATCCCTCAAGGACCCACTTGTGAGTTTGGGTTCCATCCAATGTTCCTGTAAAACCATAACGGAATTTTGCATCCGAAAGTTTTGACATTATAGATATTAATGACTTGCTTTTAAACTGGTGAGCCTCGTCCCCAACAACTACGTTAAATCTAGCAAAATACTTTCGAGGGAGTTTATAGATGGACTGCCAGGTAGTGATGATAACTTGGGAATCAGTTTCCCTTTCTCTACCAGCGTATATCTTATGGCAGTATGAACCTACGTCCCAACCATAATCTGCAAAATCTTTATACATTTGCTCTACAAGCGAAGTCGTTGGAACGACTATCAGAATATTTCGTCGCTTCTCAACGTGATATCTCACAATCGAATATATCATCAGAGACTTTCCAGAGGCAGTTGGGGATATCAGCAACCTTCTATTATGTTTTAATGCGTCGTAAACACCTTCTATTTGGTACTCACGTGGAGCGTACTTGCTAATCGCAGTCATGTAATCTTTTACACCTTCCTTTGAAATTTGATCGTTTGTTTCAAAAGGAAGACCATAAAACTTATTATCTACAAACTCGTAAGTGTAATCATGATCATCGCAGAATTTTGTAACTTTATCCAATAACCCAACATATATTTCTCCTGTTTGAGTATTGAATAGACGAATTTTTCCATCCCAGTATTTACTTCGATACTGGGGCATAAATTTTGCGCCTGGTACTTCAAAGGTAAATTGGTCTGCTAACTCGTAGTAGACATGTGGTTCCGCTTTTACCTGAAGAAAGACTTCATTCTTTTTTGAAATAATCAAATGAGACATGATTCATAAGCATCACCTATGAATATTTATTCTCCTACTTGAAACTTATATTCTAAAATCATTCTATAGAAGAAATCTTTCATTTGTTCTGTTCTTAACTTATCATATTCATCACCAAAAGTACCTTTTTCCTCATGGCACTGCAATGCTTTATAAATTTGGTGACAATCTCTAATATCTAATTCCATCTGAATATATGGAACATCTTCCATTTCATTATAATCGCTTTCGTAATCGTAATCGCTCATAGTTCTCTAAAGTTATAGTCCATAATCATTCTAAAAAGGGAATCTCTTAGATATCGAAGATGTTCTTGTTCTTCAGCAGGTCTTCTAGGAGCACCTGGCCAAGTCCTGATAGTTTCATCCACACAGTACTGTAGAAGACGTATGTCTTCTATTCTTAAATTAACTTGATAATCATAATCCTGTTCATCTTCCATTAGTTAAATCCTGCTTGGAATCGATGCCACTCTATTGCATTCTTAATTTGATATGTTCTATTAGAAATTGTTTTGATAATTTCCTCCAAAAACTTTAGCATAACATCATAATATCTAAGTTTCATATCTAATTTATTTAACCTCTCATCGGCATCTAGGTGCCTCTGTAACGCCTCTTTATCCCTTACTTTGTATGGAAATGGTTCTTCTTCATAAACCTCTTGTGGCGCTTTTCCAGTGTAATAGTTGTATCTCTCTAATCTAGTTCTATTGTAAGATTCCCTAGATTTCTCTCTCAATAAAGTAACTGTGTTGTATAATGTATAATACTTTGAATGAAGTTGTGGAATTTTTAAAGATTCATCATGTAAATTGTCGGGATCAATTACAGAATCTTTTTTCCACATATCTTGAATATCTTCCAAATTCATAATATAGAGATAGGTAGAGATTATAATTCTACTATATCATAGATTGTGTATTTAAAAACAACCTCAGCAGTAAAATAATTGACATCGTTATCAGAAGCTTCAAACTCTAATGATGTGAGAGAAACTGGAAATAAATCATTAAAAACAATTCTGCAAACACTATTATAGTTACTATTTAAGATATTTAATGTTCCATCACTAAATTGTTTTAGTGGATCTTCAACGGCATCATCACCAGTGACTAAATTTTTAAAATCATCATGTGTATCAGAAAATCCTAATGCAGTAATCCACCTATGAATTAAGATATAATTTTCTAAATTTTCATCAACTAAAAATCTAAGTGAAAAATCACCATATTGTACTTGGTCTCCAGGAACTTCTATCGCTTTAAATCTAGTTTGTTGTATAGTAGTTCCCAAAGAAATGTCAGGTATTCTTAAGGCATTTGAAAAAAATGAAACTTTTTTATACTTTTCCAAAATAAATTGGAAACCTATGGGTGATAAAAAATTCCTATTTTGTATTTGACCATCAAAAACACTTGCCATTGTTTTTATTTGTATTTATTCAAAACTGGTTGACTTTAATGAATCCATAAAAGATTCTCTCATTTTTTTAAATCTTGCTATGTCATCTAGTCTTTCTAACGGATGGCATCTATAGCAATTTCTATATATTTCTTCACCCTGTAACCATCCAACAGGTGGAAGTGGATGTGGTACTCTTCTTATTACTGGGTTTACTTGAGACGTTGTTGTTCTGAAATTCATTACTCCATTCTCTGACCGCCATTCATGTTTTACCCAAGGAACCCATACTCTATATTCAACATATTCTAATTGAGATGGGGGAATTGCAGGAAGGGGGAATGCAAATTCCATTGGTGGATTGTGTGTATAAACGGGTGGGATATATTCCATGTTTATTCAATCCAAAAGAAAAAAAAGGGAGACCCGAAGGTCTCCCGTAGAAGTATGTGAACCAAATAGATCACATAAGGTTCTCAACACGTACTCTTCTGTAGTAACGGTTGGAGTTAACGTTCATGCGTCCGAGACCTGCAGTGGTTCCTTCAGCGAATGGGTTAGCAACAAGACCGTAGCGGGTCTTAAAGCCAATCTTGGGCTGGAAGGAGTTCTCTCCAACGGCACGAACCATCTGGAGGGGAACATATGGGCAATAGAACAGACC